GGCGGTTGAACCTGGTTCCCATTTATGACCAGCAGTCCATAAAATTGAATCTGTTCCATTACCTGTAATTTCGTATTTGACATAGATAGTATCGCCAGCCTTTAAGGTCACACTAAAGCTATTCAATATCCAGTCGAAGTTATTTCCAAGTGGTGCGTTAGGTACTGGTTTACCTGCGGCTGCACCATTTACACTGACATATCTATATACAGTTGCGGTATTTCCTGAACTTTTAATGTAAGCTGAGAATGTGTAAATTCCATCTTTGGGTGCCGTAAATGTTTTATAAATACCTCCCCATTGAGCGGTTCGTTTTTTAACAGTTAAGCCTTTATATGTTCCATCAGTTACCCAACTACTTGAATTTGTCCAAGTACCGCTAAAATCTTTAGTACCATCTAACAAATTCAAATTCGGATAAACAGTCGTGAAACCGTCCGTACCGTCTGCGCTGTTGGCATAGGCGGTATGTAAATAATTTTTATCTGCCATAGTATCACCCGTTTTCCCACGAAACTTTTGCACTTGTAGAAGTGACATCAGAAACAGTTAGATTGGTTGGCGTTTTAACTTTCTCAACATAACCTTTGGTGATTGTTGCCCCCTCAATAACAAAACGAATAACTTCAGTTCCGTTGATTAATAACAGTTCGTTGCCATTATTTACAACTTCTCCGTCCATTGTGTAAACTGACGGAAGCTCAACATTGACTTTGTTTCTGATATAGCTTAATGAAGAAGCTAGATTATAAATTCGCTCTCCACCAAAGCTAGGCCCTGTATCAAATCCATTTTCTTCAGTACCAATCGAATTTTTGTAATATGTAACTTTCACATCCGGTTGATACTCTGAATCGTGCTCAATTACTACATTGAATCCGCTTGGAACTTTACGATAAATGATTTTATTGAGGTCTAAAACTTCCGCAAGTAAACGTCCTCCTGGATCAATTGATTCAAGAATTTCTCGGTTGGCTTCCACGAACTCTTCCCAGCTCTTTTTACCATCTTCAATATACTGATTAAAAATTCGATAAAGCTCTTTAAAGGTCCACCAGTAGTTAGAGTCTTTGAAAGGTTGAGAATAAATCGACTTTTCAACGATATAATGGAAAGTTCGAGTAGAAAACTGTTCAATCCACTGATCACCAGCTTGTTTTCTAAAGCTAAAATAAGCTTCATTTCGTCCAACCATTTGGAGCGCATTGTCACTGGCAATATAATTCAATGTTCCATTTTTGGCATCGAAAGAAACAATGCTTTCTTCTGAAACACCTTGACCTGTGACTTCTTGTGCCATTAAACAAAAGAACGGCTGTAGCCCTTCAAAACTCTTGGACCGACCATTCTCTACAATTCGAGCAACAATCGCTTGACTATTGACATCCGCATGTCTTAGCTTAACAATGCCGATATTGCTATTAGGCTCTGTGGTAGACAGTGTTATAAAATGTTCTGTCATAATAAACCCTTTCTTTTTAATTTGGTGGGATACAGATTGAGGAAATATCAGCACTACTATAAAACTCACGCTCTAGTTCTGCACAGACTTGTCCTTTTTCTGTATTTTGCTCATAGGTTTGGATTTTCCCATTTTCCAGTCCTCTGATGATTCCTGTGTGGCCATAAGTATCATCCGCATACCAACTTCCAACATGACCACCTCTAGAATAGTTCATGATTGCCCCAACCACTAAATCTTTGTATTCTGGATTTTTGATGACTTTCCAGCCTACCTCTGACCAATTATAGGCAATTCCAATATCTGCGGCTGCACTTGTTGAACCGTTCCCGCTGACATGAGAAAGTCCGTATTGAGTTCCTGCACCAAGACCACAACCACCTAGAAATCCTGAATACTCAGCGCTTAATCCGTAACATTGACCGTTTCCGATTCTTTGTCCTAAAATAGCCTTGAGATGTTCAAGGCCTTTTTCACCAGTATTTTGGCTAGGTTTCAAATCTTTAAATTTGTCATACCAAGCTTGTGCATAACCTTGGCGTTCTGAGTGGGCTGTTGCTGGTCTTTCAAAGTTTTTCTCAAAAGCATAAGCCGCTTGTTTTGGATCAGTCGAATTTTTAAAGCCTTCAACACTCGTTGGGTCAACCGCTCCTATCCACTGACCGTTATACATACACCAATTGAGGAGACGAATTTGGGCTTCCATCGTTGTGTAATCTGTAGATATTCCTGCAGCTGCCATTAAGCGTTGAACATATTCTCTACCGTCCCATGTTGGACTACCAATAAGAGGATAAGCTGAACCGTCCCACTGGACAATTCCATAACCAGGACCGCCTACTTGGTCAATATCTGGATTCATACTTGATCCGGCTTCACCTTGAATATTTCCTAAAATACCAGCGGCCGCTTGTTTAGAATAGCCATTACTGATGAGCCAATACCAAGCATCCCATGCAAACTTATCAGCATCAGTGGTCACTTCTGGAGGATAGCCGCCTGTACCACCTCCGCCACCACCACCATTTTGACCAGGGATAACTTTTTCACCATTGATGAATAAGTTACCTTTGATGTTTATATCTCCTTCGAGCGTACCTGCTCCAAATAAATTATATTTGGGTTTATCTTTTGTTGAATCAGCTGGAATTTGAAAGACAGGAACTGAACCACCGCTATTGTTTGATTGGTTAATTGAAAAAATATAACCGGGGAAATTCAAAATAGCTGAACCATTTGCTTTAGAGCCATCATACGTTCCAACAAAGCCGCCGATTTCGGCACCATGAACGCCTTGTTCCCAATTGGGTTTTGAATAATCTACACTATCTGTCTTTTTATACTGCTCAATCATGAATTTACCATTTGACATGACAGACTGATAATACGAACCATCACCGATTGACTTAATCACATTTCCTTGAACAAGGATACCGGATAAGATACCAGCTAGAATAAAGGAAGCATTGAATACTCCGTTTAATGTCCAAGCGGTTGTGCTTGCGCCTTTGTGGACATCTTGGATTGTCGTCCATTGACCTTTTTTGCATTGCTTGAAAGAGATTCCAGCATTATTTTGAATCATGAAATACTGTGAATCTTGAATTTTTGGACCATCCATAAAGACTTGCTCATAGGTCTCTCTTGATTGAGAGACACCAGCTTCAATTCCGTTGACCATGTAAATCGAGCCACCGTTTGCACCAGCACCTCGCATAATATCATCTTGATACTTTCCGATTTCTGTGGAGTCATACCAAGTCATTTTATTGCTATCAAGGTCAGAGATATTGCTTTGAACTTGTGACAACTGGCGATTAATTGAGTTGCCGCTTAAATTATCACCAAGACTGGCTTGTACTCTCCCGTTAACATGGTCAGTAACCACTTTAAAGACTCTGGTTTGATAGTGATAATTTCGGTCTCCTCTGTGGATTGAAACGGTATTTCCAATTGAATCACTCCCCAATATCTCAGTACTAAACTGAACAAGTGGCCGGCAGTAATAAGCCAGTTGGTCATAAGTCTTTTGTAAAAGTTCGCTTGCATCTTCCACGTCATCAAAAACAACTACTGTTTTTCGAGGAAGCATTTTTCCATTTGACGGGATGCCATATTCTTTTGTCATTTCTGGATATTCAATCCAGTTTTGACCTTTAGGTTTATCAAGGGGCTTTCCATTAGACTTTTTCCATTCAACATCTGAAAATTCAATTCTTCGTCCATAACCGTCACCAACTTCTTCACCCTTCCCACGTCCAATTAAGGCAGTGACAATATTTGTGCGGTCTTGTTGGTGAACAATTTTTAGAACTTCTTCTCCATATTCAAATCGTTTATTGGTTATTTTCCCAATTTGGTTATAGCAGTTAATGATTTTTTTAGTAATCTTATTTCCTGTAATTTCAATAGAAAAGGTAAACTCAGAACCTAACTCTTGCAAAGCTTTGAGTGCTTCTCGCATGGAAGTATAGTAGAAAGTACTGGAAACCGTTTTAATTGGTTCACAGACACCTAATACCCAGTCACAACCTGAATCAGATAAAAGCTGATTAATCACATAAGAAAAAGACCTATTTTTAGGTCTTATATCTTTAATGATAAAATTATCCAGTTCATCAACTGCAAAATTTACAGCTTCAAACGAAAGCAGATTATCTTCGTCTTTTGCGGTTAAAATTCGATATAAAGAAAACTCCTGCTCTTTCGTATCATTGACAGCAATATAGCTGGCATCTTTAATTGTTTCGTCAAAAGGTAAAGAAACTGAAAGTGTGTCATTCATTAATTCAGAAGCGTTGGTTGTGATTTCTTTTGTCTGAACACATTCTATAAACTCGTTAGAATCATAACTTTTGATAACTTGTTGCATCTTATCTAAAAATAAGATATTACTCACTAAAGTACCGCCTTTCTATATTGAATCGTTAACTCATAGTTTGAACTTGAAAAATCTGTTCCAGTTGTCAATCTAATATTTTTAAAATCAGAATCAAGGTCTAAGAGATTATTGTTTACTTTTCCATTAAGAAAAGTATTGCCTGATTGAAAATCAAATTCCAACAAGTCTCCTTTTTTAGCCTGTGATGATTTCAAGCGATAAACTCCGTTAGTTGCAAGCAGTCCCTCTGTCAGTAGCTTAAATGACAACTTATCCGGTTTCACTGGATAAGGTAAAACTTCAATGACCTTATTTTTTACACTTTGAGTTTTTCCATGTTTAAATGGATCACTACAAAGCACAGTAAAACTTGAAATGGCTGAGTTAGTATCTCCAGCCACATTGTCTGCAGTTTGGAAACGGCCATAAAAAGTATATTCCAAATCATCATGAAAAATAATAGGGACATCTTCTTGACGAATCAAGAACGCTTTTAAAGTATCAAACTTTTCTTGTAATACTCGAGGGTCCCTATCCTCAAGTTTGTATTTTATTGTCAGCTCACGAGGAGGATATTTCACATTGGTGATTACTCCTCCCACTTGCATTTCTTGTGATTCAAAGCTGAGAGAATACATTTCTCGCCCCTCAACTGCCAATGTTTGATAACCTTCTATGAGTTCCTCTAACCAAGTCCCATCATAACTCATGGCGCTGGTTGGAATAAAAGGAAGGTTGCGATAATGCTTCCGTTTTGTCGTATCTCTAAACTTGTACATTTCTACCTCCTGACTAGAATTTATTCATCATGACGTTTTGCCAACCTTGAACGCCTGAAATATCTTCAACAAAAGCTTTATATTCTTGGCTTCCAAGTTTTAAGCTTACATAAGCTGGCTGTTTTCCTTGGTTGAGGTTAACATCATGAGAAACTTGACTACTGATTGAGCGATTAGCAGCCGCAACGTTTGCACCAATATCCACAGAATAGTCAGAATTAATTGCATTAGCAATCATATCCCCCATTCCTGAAACATTGGATTGAACATCACGGAAACCTCCAGTTAAACCGGAGTTCAAACCAGTCATAATGGCATTACCAGCGGGAGTTAAAAGTTTTCTATCCTTACGGATTGGCCCTTTATGCTCACGAATCCAATCGCCAATTCCACTGATAAATTTCATTCCGTCTTCCCACTTTTGTTTGAGCCCTTTGACAAATCCGTCAATGATGGCTTTACCAATATCTAATAAGTTGATGTTTTTCAAGGTATTGAAGATATTTACAACATTATCAATCAAATCACTCACGCTTTGTTTCAAACCATCCCAAATCCCTTTGAGACCTTCAACCATACCATTCCACAAGTTGATTGTTCCTTGTTTGAGGTTTTCCCAACCTTGTTTAACTCCATTAACGATGGCATTAGCAGAATCAATGACCCACTGTTTAAATGATGCCCAAGTGTCTTTGACCCATTGAACGGTTGCGTTCCATAAATCAATAGTTCCTTGCTTGAAGGCATTCCAACCATTAATAACACCATTTACGATATCATTAGCGGTTTGGATAATCCAAGAAACAAAAGCACTCCAAGTGTCTTGAATCCATTGGATTGTTGCATTCCAAAGGTCAATCGTCCCTTGTTTAAATGAGTTCCATCCATTGATAACCGCTGTAATCATATTTTGAACAGTAGTAACAATTAAAGTAGTAAGCGTTGTCCAAGTCGATTGAGCACCAAACACCAAAGTATCCCAGACATTTTGGATGACTCCCCATAAGCCTTGGAAGAATCCACCTACAATTTGAACAAATGTCGATACAATGGTTTGAATCGAATCTACCATTGTTTGCCATAACATTAGGGCATCTTTTTTCAATTGCTCAAAATTACCTGTTATAAGATCAATCAAAAGCAAGACTGGACCCATTACAACTGTTTTTATCGCTTCCCATGCAGCACTAAAGATTGTTTTCACTTGGTCCCATAAACCAGAGAAGAAAGTAAGGAGCGGTTGAAAAATCTCTTTATAAGCGTTAAATAGGTTTACAATTGGCTCTAACATTTTTGAACCGATGCTTTTTGCGCCACTGACAATTCCGTCCCAGAGATTTGAGAACCATTTTTTGGTGTTATCCCAGGCATTTTGGACACCGTCTGCACCACTTTTAGCACCAGACTTAATATTGCCCCAAATTCCTTTTGCTCCATCTTTAATACCATTCCACTTATCAGAAAACCACTCTTTCACTCCGCCCCAAGCATTCTTAACACTATCAACGGCATCTTTAGCACCTTGGATTGTTCCATCCCAAAGTCCTTTGGCACCGTTTTTGATATTGTTCCAGGTATCAGTGAACCATTTGACAGTGGCATTCCAAGCGCTTTGAATTCCTTTTACTGCAGTATCAACTGCTTTTTTGATTCCTTCCCATAATCCTATCCAGAAATTGCGGAATTCCTCACTTGTGTTCCAGAAATAAATAAAGCCAGCAACTAGGGCAACGATAGCAGCAATAACAATGGCTATCCAGTTTGCTTGCATAACCGTATTTAAAACTTTTTGGGCCACTGTGGCTCCCTTTGTTGCTTGGGTCCATTTTTTATACGCATCACTAATTTTACTTATTTTATTTTGTATTGCTACAACCGTTGCAAATGCAGTAAAGTAAGTAATCAATGCAGGCATAATCGGCAAAAAAGGTTTTAAAATATCTACTAGCTTACTAAATCCTTTCACTATCGGCGGAATCGCAGTAGCTACAATTTGATTAAACACCGCAAAACCTTTGATAATCGCTTGCTTACCTTCATCAAAAAGTGTAGAAATACCATTTTTTAATCCTGCATCTTTCAAAGCATTGTTAATTGTTTCTACTGTATTGGCCATGCCATTTACTACGGCATTACGCATATTAGTGAATGATGTACCAATCCCACCAGACGCTGTTCTCGCGGTTTGTGCAAATCCGTTCGCGCTTGTGTCCAACTCTACGAATCGCTTGTTAAGCTGATCCATGGTAATATCGCCAGATTTTAGTTTGGCATATAAATCACGCTCAGCACTTTTACCTGTAATCCCAAAGGACTTAGCAACTTGTGTCAAGGCATAAGGCATTGTTTCTTGTAAAGTTTTCCAACTTTGCAAGTCAACTGAACCACTCGATAACATTTGGCTATATTGTTCAACCCCACGGCTGGCATCTGCAGCACTTGCACCAGAAGCGAGAAAAGCATCATTCAAAGCAGTCGCAGTTTCAGCACCTTTAGTGGCGCTTTTCTCTAAAATTGCAAAACTTTGAGCACTTTTTGTTAAATCTTGAAGTGAAGTAGGCAAGCCATCAACACCTTTTTTCAAGATAGAAACAGATTTTGAAACATCATCAGTAGAATAGCCCATTTGAGCCATTACTTTCGGATAGGCATTTAATGTATCAAAACGATTAATTGCACCATCTAATGAACTTTTAACTACTCCAATCGCAGTATCAACAACTTTAAAGACCCCAACACCCTTGGCAATATCTAGGATAGAGGTATTTGTATTTTGTGTATTTTTGTCCAATGTCCCCATTGACCCATCGGCACTCTTCATGGTTGATATAAAATTCTTATCAACCGCACTCAGAATAGCTTCAACACTATAAGTTTCCATATTTCCTCCTTTCCTACTTATTTGCTTTTTTCATCAGGTTAATTAATTTGCTGTCCTGGTTAAACTTACTATCCGAGTTTTTAATCCCAAGAATTTCATTCTCAAATTTTCTCTTATCAAAGAATTTCTTGAATGTTGGGTAAACCGGAACTTGTTTTTTACCTTGTTGCTTGGTTGCTTGAACTTGCCAATTCGCCCACGCTTGCTGGTGAATTAATTCTTGTTCATCTAGCTTTTTCAACCTGTAAGCTTTAAAACGTAATTCGTATTCTGAAATAGTCATCCGTTCTATCTCTCTCAAGTCAGTCATTCCAAGATAACGTAAGCAATTAATCTGAACTTCTTCATAAAGGGAATCGAAATCAATAATTATTGATTTTGTGTCATTCTCTTCTCGAATTCCTCTGTCTTTTTCTTTGTAAATGCCGACTTTTTTAACTCATCAAGAACTGAATCAAAGAGAGGATCACTGCCATCAGTTTCAATAAGTTCAACAATTGCTTTTTCAGAGACGCGAGGTGTTTCAGTTCCATTTGCCAAGAGCAACATTTCAACCAAGGTTTCAATGTCTCCGCCAAAGAAATTAATCAAAGCATTATCCAATCCAGCTTTTAGCTGCATTCCTTGTTCTACAACTTTGTATTTTTTGTTCAATTCCTTAATGAATCGGTAACCAAAAGTAAAAGTGTATAGTTTGTCATTAATTGTTAATTCCATTTTGAATTCTCCTTAAAAAAATAAAAGAGAGACTCAGCTCTCTTTTAACTCGTTGTTTATAATTCAGCGTCCCCTACGGTCGCTTGACCGACTACGGGGCCATTAGGGTGTAGTCTCTTTTACTGTATCTTTGAAGACATACTGAACAACATCCGCTTGATCATCAGTGAGTGTGGCATATCCTTTTTGTGGTTTACCAAACACTCCAAATTCCATGCTTAGTTCCAGCGCATCTTCTGAGTTAGGTTCATAAGAGAAACTTGTAAGATAAGCACGAAGATATTTCGCTTTGTACTTGTCTTTGTTTGCAGCGTCTGTTCCTTTTTCAGCTTTATCAATTTCCCAAACTTCAAGGATTGCTGCATCATCAAAGGCTTGGTCCATTTCGTCAAGATGTTGGTCACCATTTGCTGCAATAGATGTGGCAGATAAGCTGTATTCAACTTCCGCAAGAGCACCGACTGGTCCATCTTTAGTAGCTGTAGTGTTGTAATCTCGAGTTTTTTCATTCGAGTGTTCTGTTTGGAAAGCAAGTTTCCAAGCCGCTTCTTCTGTTGCTTTACTAAGCAAACGATAGAGCAAGATGATATCTTTACCCTGTTTGGCTATTAATTCTGCCATATTAAATCTCCTATCTTAGTCTAAATTCTAAGTTTATCAACGCTCTTTTAAGAGGTGCATTTGTTGTTGTATCGTCCAACATTTGAATGGTACTTGCTTGTGAATTCAAAGCCCAAGAATAGCCCTCTGTGGCGCTTATGTTTAACGCTTGATTAAATATATTGCTTGCCATGTCAGACACTTCTTTGCGTTTTCTCTGTAAGCCCCAAACAGATAATGAGAGACTTACTGTCCCTTTGATATCCGTTTTATTTGGTTCATGAATGTTTTGAGTATTCTCCAATTCTACAAATGGATAGCCCACTTCATTCATTGGCTTATAATCATAAACGGTATATCCCAAGGCTTGAATTCGCTTGAACAATTCATCAAAAATAGATTGGTCTCGAGTTTTAATCATTTCGTCAACCTCTCTAAATCATTTTTGAATACCTTCTTTTGAACATCAAAAGCTGGTTTAACAAAAGGCTGTGCAGCCTGAAATCGTGTCCCGTGCTCTACATATCCAGCATAATCAGTGTGTGGGCCAGTCGTTCCCGAAAGGCCTCCGTCTGTAAATTCACTGGTTATTGAACGCTTCATGTTTCCTGTATCTACAGGAGCAAGCTTTTGCATATTCTTGTTCATGCTTGAAGTGTTGCTTTTTACAACGTGCTTGACATCAGCAAGCGTGGCATTTTTTCTCAACTTCTTTTGCAAGGCATCAATTCCAGTTATTTTCATTGACTTACCTCCTGCAAAATAAAAGTGTTTTTTAATCGTAATTGCCGACCAGTAACAATCTTATATTTGTCATTACCAATCAAAGCATAGTCCCATTTTTTCAAATATGGCCTCAATAAACGAACAACTTTCGCTCCTTGTTTAACATCACCGAACAATACTTTGGAACGCTCAGTTCCTAAATCAGTAATATTAGCCATTTTTTCAGTCTTAACAATCGTTGGTTCTATATGCTCCCCTAATTCAGGATCATATCCTCCTCCAGTTTCAGTAACAAAAATAATTTTTTTATCATATCTCATATTACTGTCATCACCCCACGACGTGGAACGCTTTTTGACTTCTCATTTTCCTTGTACGCAACAATATCATCCATAAACTCATCTAAAAGGTTTCCGTAAGAAATTGTTTCTCCTTCTTGAGCGTATGAAGCCATTCCTTCATTGCCTTTACGGTTGAAACGTTTTATAGCACATTCGACAACAATATAATTTAAATCATCAGGCACTTTAGTTAAAAAACCCAAGCGTACACATAATTGTTTAGATATTCTATTTATAAAGTCTTCGAGTTGCAAATCGAGCTTTTCGTCAGATTCGATTTCTAAAGAACGCTTTACTTCTGATAGAATGTCATCCATAGTCTGCTCCTCTCAAAATAAAAGGATAGTCATTGGACTACCCTTTCTTCTTAGCTGTATTCTTTGATTTCGTTTCGTCTGTCTTAGACTGAACATTATCAAGAATTTCAAAATAACCTCCACCAAATGCTTCTAGGTTATCTTCGATTTCTTTTACTCGTTCCTCAGAAATTTCTATTTCTTGATCAACTCGATACAACTGTTTTGTTTTGATGTCAGTAAAAACTTTCAAAATCTTTATTTTTTCCATACTTTATTATCCTTCTGCTAGTACTGTAGCTTGGAATACGTTGTCTGCTTCTGGGAAACTTGGCAAAGCAGTACCCGCAGCTTTAGTCCATGTTCCAACCGGATCAAGTCCTGATTCATAAACAGTCGCAAATACATTGCCAATTGTGTAGTCGTTTGAACCACCAGCGAGCAAACGAGATTCTTCTGGAGTTACACCAAAGATTGATTCTCCTGGATTTTCTGCTCCAAACATAACCAATTTATTTTCTGGGAAATAACGTTCTTTAACCAAAACTCCTTGCGCATTTTCTTTGTAATACTTAGCGTCGTAAGTAGCAATGGTAGGCAAACCAAATTGTTGAAGCACTTGGTTCAAAGTGCCGGCAGTTGGAAGTAAACCTGCATCTTTGAAGTATCCTTTGATTCCAGCATTTTGTAAGATTGCATTACGAACCTTAGTAGAGGTAAGGATACGAGTAGGCATTGTATCAAGCGAAGATGCCCAAGTAGTCAATAAACCAATGATATCAGTTCCTGAAGCGGCAAAATCTACACTAGTTTTATGTTCGTCAGGAACACCATAATCAACTACAAGATCAAGCCCATTTTCATCAAGTGTTACTGTTCCATTCGCCAATACTTCCATACGCATTTTTTCGACACGAGCATTGACTGAAGAAACCATTGAATAAACATCGTTATATACTTCTTGCTCCAAGAAACGTTGTTCTTCGGCAGTTCGTGGATTACGCAAAGCAATGAGATCTTTTTCTTTAAGTTGAATTTTACGTTTGATGAAAGCCAATTCTTGAGCGCTACGTGAAGCAACACGAGAGGCAATTTCAGCCTCTGTATCAAACGCATGTACGCTTGCAATTGTCGGAATACGAGTACCAGCTTTTAAGATATCAAATTCCAAGCCTTGAACTTTACGAGCTGGGAATAGTGTTTCACCCAACAAAGGAGTAGCTTGGCGATTACCTACGTAATCAAGGACGTTTTTTTGTGAAAATAACTCTGCAATATTAACCATTTATTTGTTCTCCTATTTCTTATTATTCTGTTGGTGCTGAAGTAGCCGGCAACGCAAGCATTTTACCACTAGCGTCATAGAACTTAACTTCACGCATTGCTGTTTGAGCTGCATCTGATGGCTTAACAGGCAAACGTTCAATCAAGATGTGCCCATCTACAATGACTCCTACTGGCTGTGCACCTTTTGAAACATCTACATCATTAATCGTGATTCCTTCTGCTGTTGCATCATTAGCTGGATAAATTGAGCCAGCTGGTAACACCCCCTCCTTAACTCCTACCGTTTTAGAATCCACTTGTTTTGTGAATGATAAAAATTTTTGTGATTTTAGAAAATTAATTTCTTTGTAAGTTTGTGCTTTTTGTACGTATACCATTTACGTCCCTCCTATTTCATTGCCCAAGGGTCATTCTCGGGCTTTTTGGTTTGATCGTTAGCTGCTTTTGCCATTTGCGCACCTCTTGAGAGTGTCGAAGTTGAACCACCTTCTAGCGGAATTTTTCCTCCTAGGCGTTTTTCAAAATCTGCTTTGATGTTTTTCCTCTCTAGCTCAATTGCCGCAATGTAAGATTTCACATTATCGGAAGTTTTATCTGCATCTTCTGATACAATAATTGATAAAACTTCTTTAGTGGGTTGAATCCCTTTATCTGACAGCATGCCACTAGCTGTTTCAGACATTTCAGCCAATTGTTCTTTGCGCTCATAGTCAGCTATTTTGTCTTTAAGTTGTTGCTTTTCATAGTCTGCTTTTTCTTTTTCATCCATAGCAGCTAATTTTGCAGCTTCATCTTGTTTTTCATTAAGTTCTTGTTTCCAGCGAGAATATTTGGAGTTAATAATAGAGTTAACATCATTATCATCTTTGAATCCAAATTTCTCTTTAATGGATGCCACTTGTTCATCAGTCAAACTGTCAGTATTGAATTCAGGAGGAGTAGCTTGGCCGGTTCCATCTCCACCCTCACCGCCTTCTTGACTATCTGCAAAGTGCTGCAAATTAAGTGGTAAAAGTTGTTTATGTTTCATTTTGATGCTCCTTCCATATCTTTTAACGTGGATAAATGCTTGCACTTCCCATAGCTTTTTATGTCTTCAATGCTTGGACATAAGAAAAACCCGTGGAATCCCAATGGTTTAAAAGTTTATTTTTCTACAATTTGCCAATCTTCAGCAAAGATATCACCAATGCTTGGCACCCACATTGCGTGTGTTCCATCAGAGTTTTTTATTTGTAAATATGGATGAACAATAAATAAGTCACCCTCATTCAAACCCCAGGCATCAGCAGTCTGTTTATTGCAGTTAATTCCTTGAGGATATCCTTTTTGTCTTACAACAAACATTCCACGGCCATTCCAACCAGTACGCAAGGCTTTTTTACCTTCTTTAATTAGTGGTAATACTTCTTCAAATTTCATAATTCTGCCCTCCTTTGAGCATAAGAAAAACGCCTGTCAGTGACAAACGCTTAATTTTTTTAAGTTCCTGGTATCCAGTCTTTTAACTCTTTGAGTGTTTTGTAGGCTTTTTTCATCATGCTATTGTCATCCAGATATTCAATACCCTTAATAGTAATTTTTATATCAGATAACCCATTAATTAACTTACCGTCTTTGGTTTCAATAAAAGATATGCCTTTAATATAGCCATTGTCTTTTAGTTCCTCAAGAATATCATTCAGATAAGGATAGCTCACTCTGTAATTCTGTGGGTCAAAAACTCCTGGATCAATTTTTTCGCCTTTTTTCATTGCATGATAAAGGTAAGCTAAAATTTTATAAGAGATATAAAAGAAATCATCTTTAGCCATCTATAACCTCGCTTTCGTTAATATTATTTTACCATAAGTAGAATTTTATCCTTTTCTCTTTCTGCGCAATTCTTCAATCGCCTTGTCAGTTTCGGCCCTGTCGTCAAAAGCTTGCTTATATTCGTCTTTACTGATTACTTTCCTATCAAGTAAATCATCCCAGAAACCTTTATCATCAACATGCGGTGCTGTGCTGCATCTACAGAACGGATGCATGTTGGGTGCATTAATACCAGGCGACATATCTTTAAGCTTGAAAATTTTACCATTCAATGCTCCACAGATAGGACAAGCTGACGGTTCAGCAATATACTCATAACTTTCAATATCCGCTTTTTTATAACTTTCTTCTTGAATAGCTGTCTGAACTCGTGTTGTTTCCGACACAAGCAAGCGTTGAGCATTGTAAGTGGCATTTAGCTTTCCTTGTTCAGTCATCAGTCTTTTAAGTTGTGGGGCTAGTGCCTTTGGATTGATTCCACCAGTTACTGACCTTATGAGAAGTTTTTCAATGTCAGCTTTCAATTCAAATTGATATTGCCAAAGCTTGTCAGAAAAACTGGCAAATCCTTCGACTTTATAACTTCCATTTAGCACTGATTCAACTAAACTGTTATACCCTTTCTTGGGAACACTTAAACCAAGAATTCCGGCTTGTCTTTCAAATTCTGTGAGAGCTGCGCCAGTCAAACTCTTTGAGAAATATTTGTCCAAGTCGTCAAATACAGAAATAAGCTCCAGACCAATATTTGCTTTCAGAAGTTCTAAACGATTCACTCTCATGGTTAAGTTATAAAGTTCCAACACTTGATTTGCTTGATGGGAAAAGTCTTTTTCTTCAACGTATTTCTTAGCTTTATTGGCAAATGCTTTGACATCCATCTTATCCGCACGTTTCATGGCTTCACTAATAGAAATCCCTTGACCATTCGCAAAATTCTGCCAGTTGGCATTGATTTCTTTTTGAATGGCTTCTTGGGCTTCAAACAGCTTATCCATGATTTGCTTCATGCGCTTAGTGTCATCTTTGATTTGTTGTTCTTGCCATACTTTTTCACGTTTTTTCCAGTAATCAGGAGTTTTCATACATTACTCCTTTGGTAATTTGACCTTACACAGAAAGTATTTTTTGAAATTAGATTCAATATCTTTAATCAATCCCTCTGCCATCTTAGATGCAAGTTGCTTATTGAAAAAAGAGATAAATCTTATTTTAATAATACAAATTCTGTAGAACAGGCGCTGCTTAACTACAGCCTCAACTTTAATCTTAGGCATTGCTTACCTCCTCATTCGTTTCAGGCACTGCTGTATCCATTCCATTCTCACTAGGTTGCTTGTCCTGGTCAAAGATAGATGTTTCACTATCTTGCTTTTTCAACCTCTTAAGCTCTTCATCTGCTGAAACTCCCGTAAGTTTTTCAGCCATTTGACAAAGTGTTTCATCCGAAACAATGCCATTCATACCAGAAATAACAGTCATGATTTCTTCATCAGATTGCGGAACATTAGGAGTGAACTTGATCTGTACTTCATTAATTTTATTATAAAGATTTTCTTTTTGGCTCTCATCTTTGGTAAACATTGATTTGAATTTATCAACAAGTTTGTTAGATTGAGTTAGATTATCTTTAATACTCCAAGAATGAGTGAGCAATCGTAATCTTCGCATGAGCGCCTTTTTTACCATCCTCTCTTTATTCTTGCGGTCATTATCAGACCCCCAACCTTTAAAACGGAATCCAATTCCTGATTGATTAGAACCTATATTTTCATCAGTAAAATCAATTAATGAAGTGAAACGCAATATATCAGCAACTGTTCGGCTATCATTGGCTTCTATACCTTGGACGTCATATTCTTTCTTCAAGTAGTATGCATCTGGTTCAGCACCAGCAACGCCTTCATAAATCTTTTTATCACCTAAAACGAGCATCCTTGCTTCTTGCATCGCTTTAAAAAGTTCTAATTTACTATTATCCCCCGTTTCATCTTGGCCAGTATCAGGATTTCCTTTAATCACCAAGTAAGCTTCTGAAGTATCTTGCTGAAAGTTTGCCATTTCTGAACGAGATAAATCGTAGGCATCAATAGAATCAAGTACATTTTCAAAATCACTTAATCTTTCTTCGTTATTAATCCATTCATTTATTTGAACGGTATCAAAGTAACTTTCTACAACTCCATTGTCTTCAAGTTTTGCTTCTGTCAGATTATTGTTTTCTGCTCGGAAGAAGTAATTGAACCCTGTATTGGTGTAAAGTTCTATACGTGTCCATTGCTTGTCTAAAAACTTATCCTCATAATAGTGAACGCCACAGATTGAGTTTCTATCCTTTGTGTTGTCATAAATAACAAAAGTCTGTTCAACATTGAATTTTGCCAAAGTTTCTTTTCCGAACTCGTCACGGCCAATCCATTCATAGGCACGTCCAAATCCAAAGGTGTCATGCCCCATTAATTGGTTATGATAATCTTCATTCGTTTGGCTAGAAAACTGCTCAATCTTGTCTGTGATTGCTTTATCTCCGATATATTTCAACGGGTTCCCTAAAAGCACCCCCAGTTTGAATGAAACAATGAAGTTTGCAAAATCACTTGCAATACGATTATCTGAACGACCATTAGGCTTTGGAGGTCGATACTTGATATTATTGTCTGCTAGCATATAGCGTTTCAATTGCTTTAATCTAGGGACTTGTTTTGATTTATGATGTTCTATAAACTCAATAATTAATTTCTGCATATCTTCATGCTCAAAATCAATGACTTCTTCAACTTTTTCAGTGCTTTTGTCTAACATTTTGATTTTAGGTAGCATATCAACTGGAACACGATAGACAAGATTTGCCTCTTTATCAAAACGCTCCTTACCCAATAAATCAACGAATCCTTCCACATTATCACCTCTACAATCCTAATTTTTTGAATTTATTAATTGTTTTTTCAACATCAACCTTGCTATTTCTATTCGAAGTCATTGTCTCAGCAATCCCGGTTGTTGCATCCGGCGCATCATCGTGTTTATTTTTACCTTCACGTTGATAAGTTGTCATTGCTTGATAGTATTCAGGGAAACGAGTTCGCCAGTCGTTAGGAAATCGAACGTGCTGCTCTATCCAATAACTATTGGAATAAATCCGAGCTTCTTTATTATTTCCTTGGAAGAAATCTTCTACAGCACAAGCAACTTTGCCTTGAATCTTATCTCTGACAGAACGAGCAAAAGACCGACCGCCGTTATTGCGCTCGATTCTTGATGCATTTACTCTGTTATTAATTAATTGATTGGCCACAGCATTTTCTGTGTATTCCATCGGCTTTTGAGTGTAAATAATGTCCAGTACATCCGCAAAGCCGTCTGAGGTTTCCCCCCACACAATCGAACAGAGATAGTCTTTCCCGGTATCTGCAGTATCGCAGTAATTCCAAATCTTTTTGTACTCTGAACGAGCATTGTAGGTTTGGAACTCACTATATAATCGACCTTTGACATCAATCGGCTCTTGTTGGTAGTTGGCGCTGGCGATGTCAGCACCCATTGTTTTTACCTTGCGCTTATAATCTTCAAGAGTCAGGACATCATCACAAAGCATTTCATTCGTTTGTTCATTGAAAGCCTTGAAATTAATATGCTTTACTCGATAGCCATTCTTAGGCAATTCACGCAAAGCACGTCCAGCTAAATCTTCGCTATGCCAACGAGTCATATTGATTATGATTTTACCGCCTGATTCCAAACGTGAAAGCATAGTATTAACGAACCATTCCCAGTGCTTTTCTAAGACTGTCGCATTGTTGGCTTCCTCAGCATTCTTGATAACATCATCTATGATAATAATGTCAGCACCGAAACCTGTTGCGGTACCTGTTGGAGAGGTTGCCAGATAGTTGTTATAACCGTCTGACAAACTCCAAAGGTTTTTCGCAGCATCTCCATACTTAATTGCAGCATCGAAAATATCAGAGTAAACGATTTTGTTCTTGTCAGCTTTTTCTTCTTGAAGCGTATTACGGACATTTTTAGAAAAGACTGTAGATAAAGTTTCGTTATATGAACCAGTCATAATTTTCTTCGTGTGGTCATTACCTAGCACCCACTCTACAAATTTACCAAGCGTGAGAGATTTCCCGTGACGTGGCGGAAGATTCAAAACTAAAACATCGTGTTCATCATCATTTAGAAATGACTGAAACTCTTCACACATCGTCACTAAATAAGCTCTATCTCGTTTATAAAAGCTTGGCATGATGAGATTGCAGTAATCAAAGAAAAAGCGCTTGGACAGCTCAATTTTTGCCCCTAGCGCTATTTTATCCATCTCGACTCGCCAACTTTCTAAGCTCTTCTGTCGATAAGTCTACAAAAGGGTTAGTTTTGACTGAACCAGATAATTCAACTTTGCTTGTATAATCGCCATCCATTTTATTAAGGGTATCAATCGCTTTAATCATGTCAGCTTCTTTTTCAGCGTTTTTAGCTATCTCTGATAGAGTAACCATTCGCTCTTTACGAGTCATAATAGCGGCATCTTGAGCTTCTTCTTGAAGTTCTTTATACCTTGTCCGAACCTTATCAGTTTTAAACAAATTAGATGCCTTAGAGTCTACCGTTTCATCTTTCCAATTTTTGGATTGTTTAATAGCCTCTCTATACGCTTTTCGTTGACTCATGCCAGAAATTAGGCATTGAACGAACTTTTCATGTCTTGCATTTTCTAATACTGGCATTTAATCTCCTTTCCAACAATAAAAGGCTGCCCATTGGACAACCTGTAATAAAATATAATAGCAAGTCAGGGAGTCGAACCCTGAGCGCCTACGTTTCCGTGCCGTGCTTGCTACGCTGTAAGCCCTTGACTCCTAGTAAGTCCTATGGGTTAGTCAGCAAAGTCTATGACGAGATAGACAACAAATTAAATAACCCTATTGTGAATGTAACGACAATCACTGTACAGTCGCAAGTTACCTTGCTGTTTTTATGGATTCAAACCAAGGGAATATTATTATCAACCCATTTATAGCAAGACGAGGAGTCGAACCTCGCAAAGATATTATGCCTAATATCCGCCAATCACTTGCTACGCTGGTTTTATCGTCCAGCAACGTTATGAAGTATATCCAAACCGAATTAGTTGTTGTTTTGTGCTTTTGCCTTTTACTTCATAATACAAGTATATCAGCAAAAACAAGGGGCAACACTCCAATTTCATGCCTTTTTCGTGTCGTTTTTATCCCAATTTGGCCCACGCTTTCAAATGAAATAGCCAATATGAGGGTTTATATCCTTTCTGAATCGGTAGTAAATAAACTTCGCTTTCTTTTCTGAAATCTCAATCCCTTCGTTATCAAGTTCCATCATTACTCTGTACCATGTAAAGCCACCATAACCACAGTGTTTTAGCTTGATTATTTCTTTTTCTTCCTTGATTAAAGGTTCGTACCATAAGCTGAATTGGTACATCAAGTCTTTAAGTTTGATATATTCCTCATCATTTTCAAGTGCCTCTTTATTTAAGACGTGACTTTCAGGTTCAGAACCACCAGAATAAGCTGTACGAATGCCTAGGTTATCTACTTTTTGCTTATAAAGATATCTGCTTTCAATTGATTTTATTCTGGCTTCAAGTCTGCCATTAACGTAATCTCCAATAATTCTATCTAACTTATCTGCCATTAATCAAATTCTCCTTTTGTGGTATAATTAAGTTAGAAAGCTTCTTGCCGAAGCCCATTGCCGTGGGCTTTTTTGTATTTAATATCCAAGCCAAATAAAGCGTAAAGCTCTAAGCAGCAATCCTAAAAATATTAAGCAAGTTGCAATAAAGAGCAACCATACAAAAGCATTTCCGATAATTTCTCCTGATTTTTTAAACATTTTCTCCTCCAGTTGAGTTTAGCGAGTTCCTAGCTCAGTATGTGATATAATATAACTGACCAAAAATATTTAAAAATATTATAATAAGTTGTAAATTCTCATGCTCGAACCTGGTCAGTTCGGGCTTTTTTTCGTTCAATAAAGCCTTTTTTATCTTCTCCTATTTAAAATAATGCAAATATTTATGATGATTGCTAGTAACAAAAGTATGAATGATATCATATTTATAATCAAAATCATTCCACAACCTCCTCGATATAGGCGACTTTGAAAGCTCCGTTGTCAGCAGTGTACCAACCTGCGTTGCTTTCGATATACTCAATAACATCAGCGTAACTATCAGCTCCAACTGTTTTTTCTACAGTTACAGTTCCTTCCGTCTTGCCGATTGTAGCGCTATATAATCTAAATTTTTTCATCTCCACCTCAATCCATATGTTGATATGCTGCGATTAAAGAAATAACAATAGTTAAAATCCATTCGCTAGTTGTTGCATTTTTAAAAAACATACTAATCATATTAGAAGCAGTCATGAAAACACCTAAGAATATAACAAATTTTGTCAAGTAATTCCTTGTTTTTTTACGCATTCTCCACCTCAATCCATATGTTTATCAAGCCATTTTTCGATTAACCTTTTGTTTTTGTCCAAAATCTCATCGCAAAGAGTATTAATCCGAACCATTAATTTTCGCTGTTTCTCAAGCATATCCATGCAATCATTTGCAAATTTCCATAACACAACATTTACGATTACAGATGAGATTAAGGCTCCTACTAAAATTGCTATAGTATAATCCATCATTCCTCCCCGAACACGTTCTCAGACTCGTCAAGGCCTGAGCGGTTGAAATTGCCAGTAATACAACCGTGAGGATTTTCATTTTCGATAAAACATCTCTCACAGTAATCTCTAGTCATTGTAAATGGCACTGGCTCCCACTTATGCCCGAACAGCTTACACAAAAGTTTCATTGGTTGTCCTCCTTGTTTTTAACAATCACTTGAGCATTAGATAAAATCGGTCTTTTCCATTCGAGTTCATCATTGAATGACCAAATATTTATTGCTCCGTTTGGGCTCACATCAATATTTAAATCTTTTGGCATAACATCAATCCCACAAAAACCAAAGTTTATAACATCAGAACATCGCCCTATGGCTTTGCATTCTCCATTATTTACATAGCCAACTTCTAACATTTTGAACCCACTATCGTGTATTTCATTTATTGGTTTGATATATAGTGATTTTCTTTCGTTCATTCAATCCCTCCCCACCAGTCACAAACTTTGATGACCAGCGATATTAGTTTGTCGGTCATTCTGCAATATCCTCAAATAAATCTAGCTGTGTCACATTATTTTTGATACGCTGCAGCGACTTGTTATAGTATTCTTTATTTGTTTCAAAGCCAATGAACTTTCGCTCAGTGTTTAAGCATGCAATTGCTGTTGTTCCTGAACCCATGCAATTATCAAGAACAGTATCACCTTTATTTGTATAGGTTTTAATTAGATATTCAAATAGGGCTACTGGCTTTTGTGTTGGGTGTGATTTTTCTTTGTCTCTCTTAAACTTAACAATGCTTATTGGGTATCTTTCGCCGTTAGAGGTGCTTTCTACTTTTTTATGAGCCCCCCAATTTTCACTCGCTGAACCATGAGAAATCTTATACGGTTCAAAACCCTCTCTCATTTGTGGGTGATAGTCTGGAGTAGCTTTATAAAATACAATAATATTCTCGTGAATCTTCATTGGTATTGTTTTGGCTGTCAAAAAACCTGTAGCATTATCTTTTTTCCATATCCATTCATAACGGAATAACTTTCTGTTGCTAGAAATAACATCTGTAGTAAAGGGTTGGCTGGCTGTCAGTATAATTGCCCCATTATCTTTGATTATCCGTTCGTACTGTTCCCAGAGTTTATCAAAAGGCAGCACACTATCCCATTTGTTTCTAGTCGTTCCATAAGGCAAATCACACAGTATCATATCGACAGACTTATCAGGGATTCGCTTCATGCCTTCTAAACAGTCCTCATTGTAAATTTTGTTTAGTTCAATCATCAGCCACCACTTTCACTAAATCAACTCCGAGGGCTTTGCCTGCAGTATAAGTTTCACTCATCGCCGCTCCCTTCAAGTTTTTCACCACACATTGGACAAAATTTTGGATAAATTCTATAAAACCTTTTCCCCGTCATTTCATGCAAGCTATCCATAACTGCTTGTTCTGGTGTAAGTGGCTGTAGCAATGGTCTAGCATATTGCAAAACCCTCATATAATATTCACTTTTACATTGATTACAGCTCATCATCCCCTCCAATCGCTGCGAGTGCTTTTTCTAAATCAGGCAAAATCCAATCTGTTTGAATAGTTCCTAAATGTCCATCATGTTTAATAGTTCCAATAACATGCTCGATATATTTTTTCGCAGTGTTAAGCTGTTCTTGGAGTTTGTCGTTTTCTCTGATAGCAGTTAAAGATTCTTTGTGAAGTTTTAAGAATTCATCCGCTGTCACCAACTGCATTTTTTCATCTCTAATTTTTTGAACCATCTCTTTGCTATAAGGCAATAAGTGTTCCTGGAGTTTTTCAACCGAAAGTTTGTCAGTGCTGAGTGAATCAATAACATGAGCACGAGCAATTTTTAATCCCTCTAATATCCCTGCAATATAATTTTCACTTCTACGACCGCTAATTTTATATGATTCTTCATAATCTTCGATTTCTTTTTCTATCAATTTTTCAACCGAAAGTTTGTCTGTGTCAATCGCTTGTTCAATTTCATTTAACATTGTATGAACATCAAGACCAGAAAAGACTAATCTATCAACTTCTCCGCCAGTAGCATGTCCTGCTTCGCCTTGTAATCTGTCAATAACTGCTTTTGCTGTTTCAGTCATAATTGATTGTTACCTCGTTAAAATCCTCATCATAGGCAATATCTCCTTTGAATAAGTCATTGCCTTCTGAATTATTCTCGCCCCATAAAACAATAGTCGCACTCTTAGGGTGCTTTTTTAGTATTTTTATTAATTCTCGAACTGTCATTTGACCACCTCTATTCCGAGAATCACACAACCGTCAGGCAATCTGTCAGTAGAAAAATAGTCTTCTAAAACTGTAAGAACTTCTTTTGGTGAAAACATAAATCCGGATTTCGTCATCACTGGTCCATTGTTTATTCCAAATTTATTTAATATTGACCACCAAGCTTTCGGAAGAATAATATCAATCACTTTCACTTTGATTATGTCTGCCAGTTCTTCTTCACAATTTTCCCATACATCATATCCTTCTTCATAGAGATGCTGTGTCCAAACGTAGTCAATATCTAGACTTTCTTCTGCTGCTGATTCTCGACCAGCATAAGCTTTCAGTTCCAAAATATCTCCAACTTGAAAATCACGGTCATTCTTACGAATTTCAAAGTTCTTCTTTCCTGATTTCACATCATCAAAATACTTGATGTCTAGTTTTAATTCGTGTGTTTTCATTCTCCGCCCTCCACAGGCACAAGCTCAATTATCGGGTTCTTCCAATAGTTGCAGTCGTCAATCCAGACATAGTAACTTTTATCTTTCCCTAAGTCATCAAGTGGCGTTCCACCAGGTATTCTTTTCAGAAACATTCCGTCTTTAATTTCCGCAATCTCTGTTTTAGTGAATTGATTCTGTGAATTTGGAACATCAAACACATAATCATCTTCCATAAACATAAACTCGCCATTTGGCATTTTTGTTAACTTGAAATATCTTGCAAGTTTTTCAAGAATATAATATTTTTTCTCGCTCATTCCGCCACCTCAATCTGTTCATAGCTCCCAGTTTCCATGCTGTCGATTTCTTGCTGGGTAAATCTTACTCCGATCACTTCTACTCCTGGTAAGGTATTGCTTTTAACAGAATCATGTTCAAATCTGTCATTTCTTATTTGCGCGAAATAGTCATATTCTTTATCTTGTTTACTCATATCAATGTGCTTCAAATAGAACAGCTGCGGTTTTTCGACTTGATAGCCGTCAAGTTTAGCACGAGCAATTAAATTTGTTGTGTTTTTGAAAAGATGATTGATACTGATAATGTCGTCATCTAAACTATCAAAATATTCTCTAACTTCTTCAGGTAACTCATTTGTGCGGTTGTACCAGATATCAATTAAATCTGCAAGGTCTTCGCTTTCAATCCACTCCCCCACACACTCAGGCACGACTGGCAGGGGTTGCTGTTGGAGTTGGGATTTTAAATCCCGAATTTGTTCGTCTTTTTTTTCCAGTTGTTTTTCTTTAAAACCAGCATATTCTCGCCATTTTTTCAGCGTTTGAGCCGCTCTTGCAAATTTTGCAGCTAGTTTACTGAAATCTACATCTCTTTTAGAAAATGGTTCAATCCCTGTATTATCAGGTCTTTTTACTTCTTCTTCAAACTTAGTCATTTTTCGTGTCCTCCCAATAATTCAGGGTTCTCATAGATATTTCCGATGACTTCAATGTAGTAAGACGAGTTTATATCAAACAGGCCATTTTCAACATCTCCATCGATATACCACATAAATATTTCATCTAATCCATTTATTGTACCTATACCGCCATCGCAGAAATCAGTGCTTTCGTCTTCGTCTGTAACTTTAACAACGTCACCCTCATAAATTTCAATGCCTTTTTTATCTTTTAATCCTGTTGACTGCATAAATTCAACATCTTCATCAGCGCCAGTGCAGAAATGGTCAAAACGATAATTAATACTATCATCGAAATATTCAACCTCTCCGTAACTCATACGCTCATCTTCTTTATCCCAAGCTCTTAATTTTGGTTTCATCTAGCTGCTCCTTCAATTCCCAACGCTGTCTAAGCGTGTGCATGCGTGGTATCTACCGTTTATCTTTACAACTCTAAAGTCTGACAATCTGAAAGACTTTTTCATATATTTGTTTATTCCAACGACAAGATACTTATTTGTTACTTCAAAAACTTCTAGAAAATCACTGTCGTTAAAACAAATTTTATCGCCTCTTTTTATTTCGTTTTTAGTAAACATTTTAAAACCTCATATTTTAACTTCTAAGCGCTTTTAGATTGTTCGTGATAAATTATCCATGAAATGATTTAAGCGCTCAATGTAACCGTAATTTTCATGATTTAATACTATTCAAATACAACTAATGATTCTGTCAGTTGCTTATCCATAAAATTAAATAGTTGATTCCAAGTCATATCTTTTCCGTTATTGAAAACAGATTTAATATCTCGATAAATTTCAACCAGTTCATGGCTTCCTTTTGTCCGAACTGTGATATAAACCGAATTACTTCCATAACCGTCATATCTTGCTTTCTTAGCTAAGTTAAATAATTTAACAGTTGGTATGATCCTGAATGCTGTCATTCTTACACCTCAGTAACTTCAATTTCTATCCGTGGTCGCAAGCTGTAGCGCTTCTTGGCGTAGATATCACTGATTTGATTATCATCTGGCCATGCGTGCTTGTTTAGTGCATCAAGTACAGATTTCTGCAAATTATCAATATCTGGCTTTTTAACCACTGGCATTGTTTCTGCTTCAAGTGCTGCTCGATTCTTTTTTATTTTTGATACTGCTATTGGTGGCTCAAGATAGAATACCAATTTAACAAATAGTGGTTTTCCTGAAACTTCCTGTTTCAATTTCAGTAATTTCCATTTGAAGAGGAGCTGTGACTTCCAAGCCATATATTCTTTAGGCATATAAGCTTTTATAAATCCGCCTTTACTGCTAAATCTAGGTCTTGGGCTTGCCATTGGCTCCATTGCTATTTCAAACTTCATATTTTCCTTTAAACGATTTTTATTTTTTCGTACTCATCCTCAACACGTTTTCCGTGTTCCATGTGCCAAGGTAAGATACGTTTTGATACTTCTACAACACTCAAACTAGTTATTGATGAAATAAACATCCATGGGCTTATCAGTAATCCATTTTCTTTGGCCCACTTAAGCCATCTGTCATAATGTTCCGAAGTAATTCCATCACATACCCTGCTAGCTAGTTCAAGATAATAATCTTTGAGTTCAGGCATTACGTAACCCCATTTCTCCAACTAGTTTGTACATTTCGTTTTGAGTCATTCCAGTTGTATCGACACCAGCTTTAATTAATCTACCCTCATCAGTCCATTCAGGAGCTTTTTTGACTGGTTTTTGCTGCTGAAATTTATTCTGATTATTTTGAGATTTATTTTGAAAGCTCACTTCCTCGGCTTTTGCTTGATCAAGAGTTTTTATTCCTTTGTTATTCCAAGATTTAAGGATACCTTGTGCATATCCGTATTCTCGTTGTCTTTTTACTGCTCGTTTGACAGCTTCAATAATTAGCTCAAGGCCATAATCTTCTAAATCAGCTTTCAAGTCATCGTAAAGAATTGGTTTTACTATTCCAAAATTTGCTTGATAAAGTTCAATTAAGTTTTGAAAATTAGTTTTCTCATTTGACGATTCGTTAGGCGATTCGCTATACGATTCGTTCGAAAAATTAAAAGTGTCGTAGTTGTTGCTGTTATGCGGTTTTAACGAATCGTGGTACGAATCGTCCACCGAATCGGTATTAGCATTAGCATTAGCATCAGCATTAACATTAGTATTAGCATTCTTTTCTTTTGCTTCTTTTCTTTTAGAAATTTCTTTTTCAAATGAACTTTTAATAAGTTCGTCAAACTTTCTATCCGAAATAGACCACCAATCCAACATATTTTTATAAACGCTCTCAATTAAATCAGAATTTTTTACTGCATTTAATTCCCTATTAATCATATCTTCAACAGGTTTTCCACCTTTTGAGATAGTATATTTTAAAGAATTCAAGACGGCGACTTCTTGAGTTTTTGCATCATACACAATATTTTTGTAAGTTTTATCAAATCTTTCAATTAGTGTCAGAACACTCTCTTTTGAGTATCCAATGTCAAATGCAATTATTTTAATCGGCAATGGATATATTCCTATTGCAGTTGTTTTCGGATTTGTCAGCAAATAAAGCATGAAATATTTATCTTCGGGAGAATAATTATCAATGACTTTTTCATCAGTCCAAAAACTTGTTTCAATGATTCTTTTACTCATTTTCCCTCCTTTCCGTCATTTTTTATTTCAATCAATATCATTAAACAGCTCTACTGCTGTATCGTAATCACAATCATATTTTTCCATGATTCGTTTTATCATGTATTCGTCATAGACCATCTTGACCTCCTACCGCAAAAGCGGGAGCAGTTGAAAGCTTGCTCAGGCTGACTAAATACGAAACTACCCGCCCAAGGTAGTCTTGCTTAAAGTTGAATTATTTCTAATTCTACTGCTCAGGATTAGTGAGGACTGCAGTTTGCTCATAGGTTTTAAAGCAATGGTAATTCTTCGTATGTTTCTGGTTCAGCAGCTTCTGGTGGCGCTTCTGGAACCCCTTGTTCTTCAATTACATCAGGTTTTGTTTCCTCTACAGCTTCCAATATCAAATCATCAGTCACATCAGGGGTAACATCTTTATGTGTTGCCGATTCATTATCTGCTACAATTGCTTGCTGCATTTCAGTTGATAGCGGGGCGTATGTACTAAGCATTGCTTTTAATACTGTCTTTGTCGCCATTGCATCAAAGTCTGTTTGCCATGGGCTAGATGAGCGACTGAATGATTTTGAAAATCGTTTACCATGGGCCAGTACTTGTTCTTTGTCCCAGTAAATAACTTTTCTAAAACCGTTTATCAGTTCCATACTTGCGAAATATCCGGCTATTTCTGTCCCTTTTGGTATTGTAAAATCAATCTCTAATTCTTCGAACAAATTGTCATATTTTATAAATTGATTTTCATATACTGGGCCAGCATTAAGTTTTGTCACTTGACCGCTTCTAATTGCTAACTGGATAAGACCTTTATAGCCAATTTGGAACTGTGCTTCTCTTCCGTAAGGAATAACATAAGCAAACCCCAAGCTAGGTTCAATTGGTAAATCTAATGTTGCAGCTTTCATCGCTGCTGTCATCACACTATTTGAATCAACATTTTTTAAATTTGTAGAGCCTACCAAACTAAGGAGGCTACCAACAAAACCATTTGTTTTTTTACCTAATACTTCTTCGAATTTTCTTTTTGCAGCATCACTTTTTAGTACGACTTGCGTTGGTGTTTGATTAGCCATGTAATAGCTCCTTTATTTTATTTAGAACATTCAATACTGATTTTCCAGAATAATTTTTATTTGGTTCAATCTTCATTTCAAGCGTTTCAATTCTATCTATGATTCCTTCAATTTTAGATTCTCCAGTATTTGCAATATTTGCATTTTGATTTTCTAACGCTTTATTTTTTATCCGCTCTTCTTCAAGTTGCTGTGATAAGGCTTGCGTATCTCCAGTTTCACGTTTTTCTAAAACTTGTTCCCTGTGATTTAACTCTTGCTCTTTTTTAGCAAGTTCTTGTTGCTTATCTCGCTCAGCAATTCGAGCTGCTTCTAAAAGTCGTTCTTGTTCCAATTTAGCTTGAGCTTGCAAACCAGCACTGTCTATTTTGTCCTGGATAGATTTCTTTAAATCTCCTTTTGTAGTTAGTGCATCAACACTTGTAAATCTGCCTGTTGTTAAAACAAATCTACTACCAGAAAGCCCATAAACTACATTGGCTTCATTTACTGCTAAGTCAACTGCTTCAAATCCTGCTCTTCGTCTGCGCTCATCGAAGTCGTTATTCATTTGAGTAATCTTAGTTACAATTCCAGCAAGCTTAGAACGAGCTTCCCAGACTTGAGGATTTCTATCCCTGAAAACTTCTATCATTTCATCAATTTGCTTCTTTTCTGATAGGTCGATTTCGTTAATTGTTGCTGATATTTCTTTTTTATAATTATTTAAAAAAGTTTTATCGTCTTTGCTATTTACAACATCTGGAACTTTATTTTCAACTTCTTTAAGGAAAGAAAACAATTCATCATTTTGTAAAATCCCTCCCTCAAAAACTACTGGTACTGTCATTTTATCTTCTCCGCTTCAATAATCTTTTTTTGAACTAAAAAGTAATTTGCTAGCTGATTGATTGATACACCTATATATTTAGCTGCTGCCGTTCTACTTGGAAAGTATTTTCCATTAATTTCAACCGGACTAACTTTACCGCTAGCTTTACTTTTTCGTTTTTTATAAGTTTCAACGCTTGTTTTTTTATAAAAGTAAACATCACCAATCCGAATTCCTTTTACTTTTTTATCACCACGATATTGTTTGAGAGTTGACTCACTAATCCCTAAGATTTTGATTGTGTCTTCAACCGAATAATAAGTCTCCCCGTTAAGATTCACTGATTGAGTCATTTATCGTGTCCTCCTAAAGGTTTGCATGGTGTAAAAAGCTCACTTGGTTCTACATGTAGGGATTTACAAATTTTTTCGATAGTATCAAATTGAATAACTTTAGTTTTTCCGCTCGTTATTCTAGAAATTGTTGATTGCGCAATTCCTGTTTCATTTGCTAAATCTCTATTTTTCATTGTTCTTTGAGCAAGCAGTACTCGTAATTTTTGGATTATCATATTTTCTTGAGCCATAATGTTCTCCGTTTCTGATTTTTGTTGAAACGTGATATAATCTAGGTATCATATTTAGACACACCACGTCTTAGTCCGCATTCCCGTGCGGGCTTTTTTAGTTCCAAACTTTTTTCCAGTCTGAAATACATTCGTTAAGCATTGTAGCTTTATCAATAGAAAGTTCTTGCTTATTTTTTTTGCGTGAAGTCATGTAAAGACTTCCATCTGGACGTTGCCAAGTTTCAAAGACTACTACTCCACGATTTTCTCGTTTGATTAAATCATGGTAGATTTGTCCAACATTTGTTGGAAACACTCGGACTTTGCGTCCGTTTATGATTGTTGTTTCCATTATTCCCCTTTCTATGTATGCGTTTTAATCCTCCGAGTGCTATAATTACTGTGAGCAGATATTTGCCGTATTTGCTTAGTTTTATGGAAAGGAGGTATGAGTGATATGAAACAATATATACTCGACGCTATTGCTAAACATCAAAGAGTATTCGTTTATTTCAATGATAAATTTGATGCAAAAGAAGCTCTTATGGTATCTTCAGCTAAGCCTTGCGATGGTAATTATATAATCGTTGGTACATTGGTAAATGAATACTGTATTAATCTTGACCAAGTACTTGCTGTAGAGTGCCGTTAGATTTAAGGTTTTCTGTAGCTCTATCAGCTTCATTAACAAGTTCGAAATAGTATTTTGGACATGTGCTTATTAACTCTGCAAGGGCTGATACCATTGCAGGGTTTTCTTTTGTGTTTGGATTTTCTACTATAGCTTTAATTAATTCGTACATTTTCTTTATCTTTTCTAGCGGAGCACCGCATTTAATGTTAGAATCCCCCCAGATTCCGCCTGACTTAATTTTTACCAATTGTCATAACCTAGAAATTTCGCAACTTCTCTCTTGTCATAAACAATTGTTTTTGTATCAACATAGGGTGAAACACAACTTTTCAACCCTTTCTTTTCCCAATTTGCGATTGTTTGAGTATCCTTGATATTAAACCTTTCACAAATCTCTTTTCGAGTGACTATATTAGACCATGGGTCAGGAGATGACCGTTTAGCGACAGCTTCATCAATCTTACTTTCAATAACTGATAATAGCTGCGCCTCCATAGCTGTACTAAGTATTCCTTCCACGAAACCCCTCTCTAGGCGACTTCCACTTGATATTTGATAGCAAACTCTTTAACAATCGCAATATATATTTCTTTCAAGCGTTTGTCATCGCCAATAACATCTAAATAATTGGCTTTTTCACGTTTAGATTTACTCACGCCTTCTTCTGCCATTAAACGACGTTTATGTGTTAAACGAGTTTTTAGTTTAGAACCTGCTCGGCGATCAACCTCGCTATAAATCTCTTTACGGATATCTGAGTAAGCACTAGAATCACCGCCAACTTTCTGAGAAATCTTACGAATCAAGCTATTGCTATCTTCTCGCCAATTCGTTGTATTCAAAGCAACGATATTTGAAATGTTGTCTACTCTATCACTTACTTCTACTAGTTTCTGTTCTTGATTGGCTACTGCCTGAAACATTTGATTGAACATTTGAAGTTCTGGACTGAGATTTGAAATATCTAGCTGTTGTTTGATATGCTGCTCCATTTGGTTGAAACGGTCAATGTAAGCCACTGCAAACTGAGTTCCCTTAACTCCAGTCATACGAGTTGAGAATAACTCACAACCTTTTTTATTGAGGCGGTAGCAAGGAAGTTCTCGACCTGTGCTATCTTTGTAAGTATCTTCTATGAAATAATCTTCAATTTTAACCGAGCCATTTTTGGCTTCGTTAAATTGATTGGTATCACTAAAGCCATTTTTGGCCTTAGTCAAGTGTGAAGTAATATTACGGATATCACGTATTACTTTCGAGTGGTCTTTACCGACCATTTCTGCAACTTCAAGCGAAGTTAGTGTGTTTTCTAATTGGTTCATTTCTGAACTCCTTTCTATGTATGTGTTTTATTCCTCCGAGTGCTATAATATTGATGTAAGTATTCTAGTACTTGCTAATATTATGAAAGGAGGTATGAGCGATGGACGATATACAATTAACTAAAGACTCTAAAGAATTACTTGCAATAATTTATAAAGAGTATCTTAGTAAAATTAATAATGGTGTTTCAAAGAATTCTGCCAAACGAATCGGACATATAGACGAAATATGTGCTTTAGCGTCAGATTGGTTGCCAGATGATGTACTGGAAACAATGAATGAACTTGACAGATCCAAATATGTTCATAACCAATATGGAAATAACACCATTTACAATTCATTTCTACTTGATAAGACGATCATATATTTTGAAAACAAAAATATTAATACTATCAAGACAATCGCTGATTGGATTATTAAGTTAAAATAATTCCCAATCTTCACGTAACAGGTCTGCAGCTCGAGGATTCCACATAATCCCAGTTGTAGGCAATTTTTCTTTATAATGACCCTCTACTTTTACTAGTCCAGGTCTGGTCGATACAAGTAAAATTCCTAGAGGTAATGAATTTGTAGGCATAAACACAATGCCTTGCTCTTTGCTTTCTGGATTTCTAATTGCCTTATTTTCTTTCAGGGCTTTTTTTGTCGCTTCAATAATGTTCATATTTTACCTTTCTAACTAGCTTTTTGTTGCGAAATATCAACTTTTTTAGCAAAAAAATATGAAATATCAAAAAGTTTACGTTCATCTAATTTAGTTGCATCAACTAGCTTTGATATTAATTCGCCATTAAGTTTTGAAGGACGGATACGCAACCTATATAATTGATAGTCTTCCAGTCCTGATTTTCTTGCTATTGCTTTATAAGTCATCCCAGTAGATTTTAACAATTCATCTAGTGGCTCATAAGTTTTTTTCTCTGCCATACTGGCTCCTTTCTGTGTTTTAAATTTCTGCATACGCAGTAAGGGAAGTTCAGGAATCGAACCTGTTCGCCAGTCTTCCCTGCTCATTGTGAGCGATATCATAACTCCGTGCTATAATATTATTGGATAATTGTTTACCGACCTTTATTCAAATATTATAGAAAGGAGATATAAATTATGAGTGATGGAACACAATATTTTCAAAAGATTTGTTTGAACGGACATCAAATTACTGATTTTTATAAACTATCGGAAAGCCCTCAACCTACAGAATATTGTGAAAATTGCGGAAAAAAAGTTATATCAGCTTGTTTGAAATGTTCTAAACCTATTTTGGGGAGATATGTTGTCGATTTATATTTCGGTTCACTTTGTCATGTTCCTAGTTATTGTAAATACTGTTCTAATCCGTACCCCTGGACTGAACTTGTTATTAATACCACTAAAGAAATACTTTCATTAGAAGATGGCATTACCGAAAGCGACAAATCTCTAATAAATGATTCAATTCCTGATTTACTTGTAGATACCCCAAAAACAAATCTTGCTATTGCAAAATTTAAAAAAGGGTTGGCTTCTACTTCTGTAATCATAAAAGATTCTCTTAGAGAACTACTTGTAGATGTGATATCAGAAACAGCTAAGAAAGCTATTTTCCCGGATTAACTTCTCTACAATAGCAACAATAATTTGAGTTTCTTTCAATGATATTTTTGCAATTCCTACATGTTGTATAATGTTTTTTGCGAAGTTTTAAAAGATAAAACTTCGAGAATCTTTTTGATAACTTAATATCTAATAAATGAAGAGTTACTCTAACATCATTCTTCATTGTTACCACTCTTTCCGCCCCTATGGGGCTTTTTATTTGCCAAACTTGCTACTTACGTCGCGGTGGATACGTCGTGTACCGTCATTTGAGCCCATTCCGTCTGCCGTACTAGACGCTCCATGATTGTTCGCTTGTTTGACTTTATGAGTTAATTATAAAACAAAAGTTGCGAAAAATCAACAATAAAGTTGATAAAACACAACTTTTTTTATTTACTTTTATTTATGATTATTATATACTTTAATTATGGAAAAAATAACATTTGCTGAAAGACTTAAAGAAGCAAGGAAAAATGCAAAGCTAACACAACAAGATCTTGCGGATATTGTAGGGAGAACCAAGTCTGCTGTGTCTCGCTGGGAAAGCGGAGAAAACACTCCTCAATTATTTGATTTAGTCAAAATAGAAAAAGCGGTCGGTGTACCTGGTGATGTATTGATGTATGGAACGGAAAAACTAACTCCGACAATATTATCGGAAATAAACAAAACCAGCGCTATGCTCGAAGAGCCACGTCAGGAGAGTGTTTTAAAATTCGCTAAGGTTCAATTGGATAGACAGAATTTTGATAATAGCAAACTTATTAACATGAAGCACTTTACTAGAGAAAAGAGAAAACCAAAATATACTGCTGTAGAAACAATTGAAAGAGTATCTGCGGGATTTGGATTCCATTACGGAGAGAATGAAAAAGAAATCTATTATACTTTACGCACAGATTTACCTAAATTTGATTTCGCTACAGTAGTAGTCGGAGATTCAATGGAACCATTACTTCATGATGGCGACGTTATTTTAATTCGCCAATCTTATGATGTACCTCAAGGTGGAATATATGTAGTAGACTACGATGAGACTTCTTGGGTAAAGGAAGTTACATTGGCAGACGATGTTTTAATACTTCATTCTATTAATGAAAAATATCGTGACCGGTTCTTGCCTGTCCCAGCCGAAGATGGCGAATACTGGAGCATTGTCGGTGAAGTGGTGGACTGGTTTACACCAGAAATGGTATAGAAAGGTAATATTATGGATTACACAGAATTTAGAAAATATGTTGAAGAAAACACTCGTGCCCAAGGTAAATTTTTGGAAAAAGCCACAGTTTACTTGCTAGATAAAAACGATAGTAGAAAGCCAGCTGCTAAATGGCCTGATTCTCGCATTGAAAAAGAAGCTAACAAGATGTGGGATATGAATATAAGCGGTGCTTTTACTAACGTGGCAGAAGGTATAAAAAATGCTGAAAATAAGCCTCGTTTTCATAATCACGAGGAGCAAGTATCTTACTGGATACAATTCATGAATGAATACGAGTTTTTAGAAAACTTCACTGATGGTATCGATGACATGGAATTTGAATAAATAAAAATCCGTCCTCGACTTTTAAATCAAGGACGGTTATTATTAGGTTTTATATTTCTTATCTATTTTCAACTTAGAATCCCCCCAGATTCTGCCTGACAATGGTACAAGGAGAAAATAATGAGAACGCAAAAACTTAAAGAAGTAAAAAAAGCAGATGGTTCAATAGTATTCGTTGGTCAGGTTTACCTTGGTATAGATTCTGTTACAAAAAAACGGCGTAATACAACAGTACGTGCCAAATCACGCCGCCAATGGAATACAAAAGCTCAACAAGCAAAAAATGAATTCAATGAAAACGGCCGAACAACTTATGTTGATTCGTTCAAGTTTGAAACTTTTGAAGAATTAGTTGTAGATTGGCAGAGAGTTTACTTACCTACTTTAAAAGATAGCACACGGGTGGCAACTGAGAATTATATCAATAATTATCTTTTGCCTCCACTTCAAATTTATCAATTAAAAGATATCACACCTCGCTTAATAAGCAGCATTGTTAAACGTTGGGCGGTTAATGCTGATACCGCAGTCATCACAAACGGTCGGCGAGAAAAAGGAAAAGGGAAAGATTATTCCAATGCTCTGTTCATATTAAAAAAGATATTTGATTATGCTTTCGAAGTCGGTGCGTTAGAATCAAACCCCGCAATGTCAATACGAGCACCTAAACCCCAAAAAAGAACAAACAAACAGAAAATTAAGGTTTTTACTGATGAAGAACTGAGAATATGGCTAGAATATCTTGATGCGCTCCCTGACACGCCTAAGAACATTTATGATATAAACTTATACATGCTCCTTTTGGAAACTGGTATGCGTATTGGAGAGGCTCTGGCGCTAACATGGAAAGATGTTGATTTCAATAATCAGTTCATTCATGTTGAAGCAACAGTAACAAGAGCAAAAAGAGTCCAACAAATGCCAAAATCCCAAGATAGCGTTAGAGATATCTATATCAATGCTAATACAATAAAAAGGCTGAAAGATTGGAAACTTCATCAAGCCAAAAACCTCAAAACAATTAGCATAAGCTCTAATGGTTTTGTTTTCCCCGGGGCTCATGCTCCTCACGGAAATTATCCTCAAGCCAGAGATCAATTTATGAGACATCTCAAAAAAGCAGGATTGCCTAATATTGGTTTACATGGTTTCCGGCATACTCATGCTACCCTATTATTGAATAACGGGGCTGAGTATAAAGAAATACAACACAGGCTAGGCCACGCTTCCATAAGTACAACCAGGGACACCTACAGCCATCTGTCACAAGAAAAAGCAAGACAAACAGCAGAAATTCTAAATTTTTCTTTAAAAAAGATACAATGA